CGAGTGCGGGCTGTGTTCGCTCCGCGGCTCGGTCCCGGCATGTGCGTGCAGCACAGCGACCCGCAGTGGCATCGGCCCGGCGGGAAGTAGTTGGTCGCGGCCCGGCGCCGACTCGAACGGCCTAGCCGGACTGCACACCGAGCAATGCGGCCGCATCCGGTGTGCAGGAGATTCGAACTCCTACAGGTGCCCAGTTCGGGCCGCGATGTCTTGGGACGGTCAGGTCAGGTGGGGGCTGCGTGGGGTGCGTTCGTGTTCGTGCCGGCGCCGCAGCACGTCGAGCCGAGCCACGGACCGGGCGGCGTCCTTGTCCGGGTTCGGAACGCCCATCAGGTCCGCGAGTAACGGCTGTGCCTGGTCGACGGAGTCATCGGCCGAGGCAATGAGGTCCAGCACCTTTGACAACGTCTCCATCGTCGCGCCCGACAGCGTCTTGCCGGTGCGGATCTCCACCGCCATCCGGTGCAGCGTCGCGGGCCGAGCGGAACGGAACGCCCGCTGCACCCCGACCATCGTCTCCGGGTTCGCCCCGAAGTTGACAGCGCTCACGTCGCCGCGGTCCAGGTTGACCTCGACCAGATCGCGCTGGGAGAAGTCCGGGGACCATTCCTGCTTGACGACACGGAACCCGAAGCTCATCTGGTCGACGTCACCGTCCTCGATCGCGGTGACGAGGTCGCGGGCGTCGGACCGGGCGGTGTTCAGGGTCGCGGCGGTGTGCAAGCCGGTGCTGTCCTCAGACAGCCGCAAAGTGCCGGACTTGGACCGGGCGAGAGTCAGGCCGGCGTGGTTCGCGAGGTAGGCGACGTCGGCGCTGTCCGCGAGCGTCTTCGCACACATCCCGGCGCGGGCGACTTCGGTGTAAGCACCGAACATGTCGAACATCTCGTAGGGCTGCCCGTAGCTGGAGGCGTAGCCGACGAGCTCGACCTTCGCGTTGCTCAGGGAACGGACCTCAAACGATGCCGGGTAGGAGCGGTGGACCGGGCCGACCGCCTCGGTGCCTCGCGCCGTGACGTCAGGCACCATTCGTAGCTCCTTGCTTGTCGTCGGCAGGGACAGGGGCGACCGCGCCGGGGAGTTCGTGCAGCGCAGGGAGCGCCTTCGCGGAACCGAGCGGGGTGATCGTCAGCGGGACCATGTCGGCCTCGGCCTTCTGCGCCTCGGTCATCGGCGGGAGGTTCAGCGAGGCCCGGACCTCGGTTGGGGTGAGCACCTTGCCGGCGAGGTGCTGCACGGCGACTTTGGCTTGCGTCTCCGCGTCGGTGCGCAGCAGGACGCTGGTGTCGAACCGGACGTAGGTCGATGCCGGGAGAAGGGCGCTGATGGCCTGCTCAATCCGCTGGAGCCACGGCTGCACGCAGTGGACGAGGAAGTCCAGCGACCGCTGCTCGACGTTCGCGTAGGTCATCGACCCGCCCTCGGACCCGCCGACCATCCCGGCGGGGACGTGGAAGAAGCGGGCGACCTCGCTGACGGTCATGTGGTGCGTCAGGAGGAACTGCGACTCTTCCGGGTTGACGGAGATCTTGGTGTACTTCAGACCAGCGCCGAGCACAGCCGGTTCGCGGCGCATCGTCGCGGCTAACAGCCGGTCCTTGATGGTGCGGGACTGCTCCTGGTTGATGGGCTGGTCAGACTCAAGGACGGCCTTGGGCAAGCCGCCGCCTGCGAAGAAGTCAGCGGCGAACTGACGGGCGGCGAGGTCCACGCCGAGGGTCGCGGCGGCGTAGGCGATGGGGCTCAGGCCGACCCGTGCGCCGGGCATCGTCATCCCACGGACGTGCCAGACGTCCTCGAACGGGATGGGGATGTCTTTGCCGTTGTCGGTCAGGGTGTAGCTCAGCTTTCCGCCGTCGCCCATCTTGATACGGACACGGTCGGGGTTGAGGAGCTGCATCGACGTGGGGATCTGCATGTTCTTGTCCCGGCTGAGGATGCGACCGATGCCGTTGCCGCGTAGGAGCAGGCTCACGAGGAGCATGTGCATCCACTCGGCCTGCGTCATGTCCGCGAACGGCTGCTGCAGCAAAGGCAGCTCGGGGAGCTTCACGGGCACGTCGGCGGTTCGCCGGTACGCATCGAGCGGGAGCATGCTGACGGCGTTCGCGATCAGCCCGACGCACGCCCATACGGTCGGGACGCACAGCGCCTCATCCGGTGATGCGGTCGCGGAGTAGCTGCTGCCGGTGACGTTCGCGCCCCGGAATGGCGGCACGACCGGCTCGGGGAAGGTGGAGGTGAGGCGGACTTCACGACCGAGGAAGATCCCCACGACACCCCCTCGGCTAAGACAGAACTACAGCGACGGGGACGGGTGGGCTGCTACGCGACGTCGACCTCGACAACGAGGCCGGCGGGGATCGCCAAGCCGGTGCCGTTCTGGTGCAGGACCACGTCCACGACGTCATCCTGCTGCAGCGCAGGGCTGGTCATGATGGGGATGGCGGTGGGGGATTCGGCGGCGAGATTCGTACCGGGTGCGAGAACCAACGTGGCAAGGGACGTCAAGACCGCGCCGGCGCGAAGCTGGCGGACGTTGATCTGCGCGTTGTTCGGCGCCGCCGAGCCCGTCACCGTCGCGTACCCCGGCGGGGGAGTAACGACAACTCGGGCCACGCCCAAGCCGGAGTCGTCAGCGGGCTCAAACGTCCCGATGACGGTCACCACGTCGGTGGCGGCAAGTGCCTGAGCGGGCAACGCAGGAGAGGTCAGGATCGGCACAGCGAACTCCAAGGGTTGGGTAAGCGGGTCAGGTCAGGCGGTCAACGAGCAGCAGGACGCCACCGACGACAAGCGCGGCGGGGATGGACCACAACGCCACCCCGACACAGATCAACAGCAGAGCGACGATGCCCTGCGCGAGCCGTAGGTAGGCAGTCACTTGCGCTGAGACGCCAGCGCAGACAGGCGACACCCGTCCCCCAGAACAACGATTGGGTTCGGGACGTAGGCGGCAAGTCTTGCCTTGATCGCGGCGGCATCCGCCACCGTCACATTCTGGTCAGTTGAGAAAACCAGAAGATCTTCACCGTCCAAGCGGATGCGCTCTAGTGAGTGCGCGGTGCGTTCCAGTGCCTTGCGGTTGCGAAACCACTTCGGGGTCATTGCGCTCCTCACCACACACTGCCGGAAACGTCCACGTAGGCGTGGAGCTGGTCATCAACGGCCATCGCCGCCGCGCAGATCGGGCTGATGTCAGCCGCCCCCTTCCGGTCCAGGACGCGGGTGTTGCCCTGCGACCGCCACCGAGCCGCCCGGACCGCCACGTTCATCGCTGGTTCGTCGCCGTGCCGGACCGTCTTCGCCTCGATCGCATCAGCGAGCGCGTTGTGGGCCTGCGCCAGATCATCCGTTGACGGCTCGATCGCATCGGGCACCAGACCGCGGGCGGCGTTGTCCGCCAACACCCGGCCACCCCAACGCTGCCGCAACTCCACTAGCCGCTCAGGCACCCACGCGGCGCCCTGCCGGTAGTCCGCGAGCATCACCTGCGCCGCCCCGTCCGGGCGCATCCACGCGACCGCCACAGCCGTCCACGACCTGTCCGGGGCAGTAGCCACCGCGAACGTCGGCACCCCCGAACGCTCCGCGCCGGCATCGGCCAGGGCGTACCAGGCTTGCGCGTCGAGGGCGGTGGAGACGTCCTCGGACTCATCCCACCAGCCCAGCCGCTCCCGGCCGAACTCAGCCGGGGGGAGCATCCGGCGCTCAGCCTCTAAGTAATCAACGGTCATCCGCCGGCCCATCTGACTGTTCGCCCGGCCCCAACGCCGCTGGTCATCCAGACGGCAGCCACGGGAGCCCACAGCATGCGAGCACCGCTGGGCGTCACAGTCACCGGGCAGGTCGTCGCACCACTCGATGTAGGCCAGTGACGGGTCCAACCCGGCCCGCCCGCGGTCCCGGACTTCCCGCAGCACTTCCGAGGCCATCAGGCCGGCGCTTGAGCCGTACAGCACCTGCGGATCGGGGCGGACCGACATCAGCGGGATCAGCGACGCCATGTGCGTGTCCTGCAACGCAAACGCCTCATCCAGGACAACCTTGTCGCCGGACAAACCACGGCCGCCGGTCTTCGTGCGGGCCTTGAAGTTCACTCGCTGGCCGGTGACCAGCTCAATGCCCTCGTCGCCGTTCGCCCGGTGGATCGTCTTGATCCGCTTCCGCAGCACGTCGGAGCCCTCGATCAGCTCCACAAGGTCACGGTGGGCCTCCTTGCTGGTCGCGAACTCGTGCGCGGACCAGACAACCAGCCGCTGGTCAGTGATGAACAGCCACCCAAGCGCGCACTGCTTGAACAGCGACGTCTTGATGTTCTGCCGAGGCGCAATCACCGCGACCTCGAACGCCGCCGCCTTGTTGCTCGGCGCCGAGCGCATCGCGAAGATCGCATCCAGCGCCAGCCGCTGCTCCGGGTCCGGCGTGAAGCTGGCGAGCTCCGACAGATCCGCAACCTCCGGGCCGAGCGTACGCGTGAACGCCGGACCGGTACGGAACGCCGGCTCGACCAGTAGGTCAGTTACCACGGCCAAGCCTGATGCGCGATCACCGTCGCCGCGAGGTAGCAACCGACGTACTCAAGGCTGGAGAACCTAGGGCGGGTGAGCCAGTCCCAGGCCCGTGAGCGCCGACTGACATGCCTACCCTGCGCGTTTGCTGTCACGTCTCGTCCTCAACTCATCCACCGGATCGGCCGCGACCGTCACACCTGCCAGCGCCGCGTCCATCGTCACCCGCAGCTCCTTCGCCAGCGCCGCGAAACCCATGACCGCCGTCGAGCCATCGATCCGCTCCGCAAGGACCAGGGCCAGAGCACCCAAGTAGGTGTCCACCCTGCCAGCGCCCTCAAGCTCCGCTAGGACACTCGTGACCGCCTTGCCACCCTCCCGGACCGGGAACGATGTAGGACGGCTCACAGGTGCCTTGTGTCCTCGCTGTGCCCGCTTCGTACACCGGGGACCGCAGAACACCGCGTCGCTGCGCTTAGCCTCGAACGGCTCACCGCACGACCCACAAGGACGCTGCACGGCACCCCCAGGTAGGACACAAGATCACTCGGAGAGAGAAGGGGGACTCGTAGCGGGTGGTTTCGGCCTGCCGGCAAAGAACGGCGTTCGGATCTGACGGCGCCCTCGGGCTAGGTAGTGGCGGGTGTGCATGCCCTTGCGTGCTCTCGTGGGCGGACACATGACTGCTTGGGAGCGGCGGCCACTGGCTTACCGCATCCGTCTATTGCTTCTACGTCGAGATCGAGTGCTGTGACGAGGCGGGTCATGGTGGCAGTGGTGATGCCTTTGGCGTCGATGTGGAGATCGCAGGTCATCACGTCGAGCTGGAGTACGCCGTCGATGTACACCTGGGCGGTGCATCCCTGCATGGCAGGGTTGCTGATCCGTAGTTCCATGCTGTCCCCTTACCACTCAAGCGTGGTGCGTGGTCGTGTCTGTGCTGCCTTGCCACGGCGTGCCCCGTCGCTGGTGTTGCAGCGGGCACACGCCAGTCCCCGGTAGCCGTTGCCGTCCGGGTTGTGGTCTAGGTGGAGGTTGCTGCCCATGGTGTGGTGGATGGGTGCGCCGCAGAGGCAACAGGTGCCGCTCCCTGCGCGCTTGAGCTTTGCCATGGCGGCGGCGCGTGCTCTGCGGTGGGGGGTGCCGTAGCCGCGACTAGCAGGACTTTCCTTCGGGCGGGTCCAGGTCATCGGTCTCCCACCGTACGTTGACTCCGAGGTGGCGGGACAGGTCCGACGCGGGGCAGCGGCTGGTGGTGCTGAGCTGGCCGCACACCAGGCAGGGCTTGATGGCTTACCGAACCGGGTTGGATCGTCCGCCCATGGCGCGGTCGGGGCCTCCGGTGCGCTGTGACTGGGCGGGCACGCCAGTGACGACGTGGATCAGCTCGGGGGCGTCGAAGGTGGCTTCGGACACGTCTCGCTGGCCGTTGACGTAGCGCAGGGTGCCGCGCTCACAGGCGTGCTCGTAGAGGTGGATGGAGACGAGGTGGCCGTCGAGGCCGGTCGTCTTGTCCCGGTAGCGCTCTCCTAGCTTGAGGTCGCTCTTGTAGGCGTACTTGCCTGTGTCGAACATGTAAGTCCTCATCGCAGGTGGGTGGGGGTTCGGCTGGCGTGGAGGCAGCGGGTGCAGCAGGGGCGTTTGCACAGCCGGTCGCAGCGGGCGTGGCCGGTGCTGTAGGTGGTGAGAGGCGAGCTGCACCAGGCGCACACTTTGGGCGTGCTCATGTCGGTGGTTGCTTGCCGAGCAACCCGCAGTCCATGCACTGCTGCCGGAAACCGTAGTTGCGTTCGTCGCCGCCGATGATTCGGCGCCTATGCAGAGGGTGGAGACACTCTCGTTGCTCCCGGTTGGACCACATACCAAGGGCGTGACACCACCGGGTAGGCAACAGCGGCAGTCCGTGCGGTCTGTCCACAGCGGCCTCCACGGTTAGCGCTCCGCTGGGGGCATGGTTCTACGCGCTGCGCAACTCTCGCTCTGCGTAGCCGCTGCTGTCAAGTCGGTGCGGGTGCTACCGCGCCACCCGTCAGGCTGCAAGCTCGCGGCCGTCGCCAGGCGTAGGCAGTCCGCTGGGCTGACTTCGAGCCGGCCGTTGACCTTGGCGTGCCGGACCTTGCCGAGCGCGCACCAGTTCCTCACGGTCTGCTCGGGCCAGTCGAGCCACGTCGCCACGACCGGGAGGGGCACGAGGTGGGTCACAGCAGCGCCAAATCCAAAAGTCGCAACTTGCAGTTCTGGAATCCAGCCTTAGTACACAGACGGCAGGAGACACGGTTGTTCTCTAAGC